GGTAATGCATCTACAAACGCACCAGATAAAGCCGTTTTAGTAGGTACACTCCAAAAGATTTCAAATACTCGATCTCTTGCCATTCCTAAACGATTCCATTTGATGCTTGTAAGATACTGTCCTTCTTGACCTAAGTTTTGCATAACTGGATTGCTATACGTCTTGCCTCTGTCATCTGACCAACGCAAATTAACTTCTGTTGATTGATTTAAATATCCGTTACCAGATTCCATTTCAGCAATAAAGTTACGATAATGCACACGACTAGATGCGTCATCTTCCATGTGATAGAAACCACGCACTCTCGTTATTGGTTGTCCATTATCTGTGTAATTGTCTTGGTCAATAGCATATAAGTTGCCGTTTTCCCAATCGCCTACTATTAATTTATTGTAAGCAAAAGCAAAACAGTTAGAACGATGACGATTAAATCCACCGTTATCATCAATATAATTCCATTCGTTCCATTGATTATTAGATAAGTCATATACCCATGTCTTATTAGCCGTTGGGAATGTAACTACATAAAAGAAATGCCCATTTAACTCATAGGTATAACCAATTGCATCGGATAATGTTGAATAGCCTTGTAATTCATTATTGATAGCAAATGTAGAAATTTGTTGTGCTGCAAAGTTAGAAGTCTTACAAATAAACGCTTGACCTTGTGGAGATTGTGCTACCCAATATAATTCACCATCCATTTGTGCTATTGAATTGGTTGCTGCACATCCATATTGAATAAATGAACCAGGCAATCTTCCAAATGGAAATGTTGTATTACCTTGATTAAACCAAACTTCAGTCGTTGTTTCACCAAACAAATATAAATAACGTCTTGTAATACCAATACCAACTAATAAATCCGAGAATCCTGTAGTCGATGCGTAATCAATTGGATCAAATGTCGTTGTATTTGGCAAAGAAATATACCATTCTCTTGTGCCAATATAGTTCAATACAAAGTATCCATCAACATAATTGACTTGATTACCACCATAGAAACCAGCTTGAGTAATCTTAGTAAACGCATTAGTCGCTAGATTAATTGTCCATCCATTGTTTAACGTGCCATCAACAAGAATTAAATCAACGCTATTATCGACCATTGAAACTGGCCCAGCATAAGATGTAATTGTTCCTATAATGGTACAAACATATGAACTACTAATCGCATATACGATGTTCCCACATACACCATAAAGTTGATTATTAGTTGCAAAATACAATCCTCTCCATGAAATAGCAGAAACACTACTTTGTAAAGTTAAGCCTGGTGTTGGATAGTGCGTAAATGGAAATACACTTGTTTGTGGATTTGCTTCCAAGTAAAGATTAACACATCGCTGTGCAGACGCTATAACGCTTCTTGCTTGATAAGCACCATTGGATAAAGCTACCTTCGCCATTATCCAGCACTTCCAACGTAGAAATCTCCATAAATGTTGTATGCTCCAGACTTGCCACGCAAAGCAATTGGCATATGCAACAATGGAATTTGTGAGTTGACTTCTTCAATTGCTCGCATACTTGCTTCAGCATACTTTGTAATCTTCGGATTATCAGGCATACCATAAATCGTCAATATTCTATCTGCTAAATTCCATTGCAATGCATCCAAGTATTCAGGAGGTAACACAATCGTATCGCTTAGATTTTCAAATGAATCTAACTGAATCATCACAGTTATAAAGATTTGATATTGATTATTTGGTACAGGCCATACATAAACATTACCGACTGGAAAACCAGTTGAGTAATAAACATATTGAGGAAATGCATTAAGATTCTTAATCGAGATTCGATTGTAGTCTTCTTGTGCTCTTAAAACTTGTAAAGGATAATCCACAGGCAGAACAGAACCACCTTGCATACGAATAAATGCAGATTCTAACTTTACAGGTCTTGTGATATTAAATTGTTGTCCAGTACCAATTGTGTACGATACTGCACCAGTCGCTTGTAATCCTATTGTTTCTAAGTTATATACCATGTAACGTCTGCGTTGCCATTGAGCAAGCATCATATTTAGCATATTGAAACAATCGTTTATATCTTCAGCCAATGGAGTTTGTCCAACACCTATGACGTTTGCCGTTTTAAGTGCTAAAGTAATAATATCTCTAGGAGTTGTCGGCAATGGTTGGCTCATATCTATCCTTAATCTGAAGAATGGACTCCCAATTAAGAGAGTCCACCAATACATCTACAACGCAAATTAAACTACGTCTGCTACTACGCAAGCCCATTCAGGTTTGATTGCAGCGTAACCGTATAGAATATCCATACGAGTAATCAAGCTATCTGACATAACGTCATATGCTTCAATCATACGCAATGAAATTCCATCAAAGTTAGCACGAGCAGCTTGTACCACACCAGCAGTAGGCATTTCTAAGTCAGCAGTTGCTAAAGTAAATGCTTCTGGGAAGTATGCCAAGTTCTGACGATACTGTGTACCAGCAGGCATTACTAAGCTAATTGCAGCAGAGTTAGCTGGAGATGCAGTTACAGTATTAAACGCAGCAGGAGCTGGAGTAATCGCTGGGTAAATTGGGATAGAAGTTGCACCAGAGTTTACGTTAGCAGTTACAACAAACTGACGTAATGTACCTTGTGATAAACCAGTTAAACGGTTAATCGCATATACACCAGCAATAGTAATAACATCACCAGCGTTCAATGAACCAGTAATTGCATTAACAGTTAAAGTTGTACCTGTTTGTGAACCACCATTAACAGTACCAGCAGTAAATGTACCAACAGTATGAACTAAAGTTGTCTGGTCATACATCCAATCAAAACCTAAAGTATCACGAGAGATAATACCTGTTTCATATTGATCACTAATCTTAACTTGTGGATTAAACAAACCAGCTAATGAGCTAATGGTACGAGATTGTGTTACTGGATCAAGAATAATCTTACGATCCATTCTTGGTGATAAGTTCTGGTCAAGTGCTGCACCAGCTTGTAGCCATTGAGTAGCAGTTGGACTAGACAATGTTGAACCACTTAGGTTTGCAACTAAGTTTGCTGAAGTATTAACTACGTTCATCAAGTCAGCAGCAACATAAGCAGCTAAACGGTTGACAGCAGGAGCAAGAATACGCTCGCTAAAGTCATCCAATTGCATAGTTTTCTCAGCAGTACCAAAAGATACAGGTACGTTTGCTTGAGTAGCTACGGTTAAAGTTGTATTCTGCTCATTAGTTCCTTGTGGAGTAATTGCAGGCCCAGTCGATACTGTGTAATCGTTTGGTAAGCGAACGCGGAGTGTGCTTCCAATTTTCGCCCCGGTGCGAGCGAATTGATCATCATATTGACGGCTTACTGTGCGTAAAAACGCATTGGTTTGAGTAAACAGACGCACCGCTTCATTGGTGATCTGATTAATCGTTAATAACGAGTTGGTTGTCATAATATCTCCATAAAGGTTGGATAAAAAATAAAAAATACTTACTTTTCACTTGGCTAGAGGAAAATATTTACGCCCAATACAATGATTAACGGTTCATTTTTACCTATGATTTGATTGTAAAGCCTATCAAAAATAAATTCAATAGGCTTTGCATATTTAGCGTTTTTTTCTTGCGTTTGCAGCTCTCCAACGAATCCATGCTTCAGAATCCGATGGATCAGGTTCAACAGTTCCTAAAGCTCTACTTGAACCACCTTCTACATCACCAACAGGAGCTGGAGCATTAGACTTCTGTTTTCCTAGTTCTTTAGTAGCTTTTGAGGATAACTTAGTCAACTCAACTCCCATTTGCATAGGACTTAGGTTAGCAATTCGGATAGCTTCATTGATGTTTTCAGACTTACCTAAGAATGTAATGACCTTTTCAGGACTTGGAATTGCTGCTAAAGCCTGTAAAAAGTCTTGACCACCGACACCAGCTAATTGTAAGTTCGTTACGGATTTGTCGTAAACATCACCGAATTCTTCCTTAGCGTTCTTCTCAATTTCTGTCATTTTAGCTACAAAAGATTGTTGTTGAACCTGTTGCTCTGCTATTTGTTTAGCATAAGTCATTGCTAGTTCTTGAATATTCTCTTGAGGTTGAGCATAGGTTTGTTCTGGTTGCTGTTGTGCTCTAGCTTGTAATTCTTCTAGCTTTTGCTTAGCAGCGTTCTTTTCGGCAGCAAGTTCGCCCATCCTACGTCTTGCCCAGTCAGGCAGTTCATTGTATGAGTTCTCTTGTTTTGGTTCTTCTTTAGGTGTTTCTATTGGTTCTTGGTTTAATTCAGCGTCTATTTGCGTTGTAGCTGTATCTTCCATTATTGCTCCTGTTGTAAGTTGGGTAAGTATTGACTAATAACCTGTGATGGATCGAAATTGGTATGCTCGTATTCCTTCGCAGGATCTTCTTCGTTCTCAATCTCTGTAACGGTTTTGTCGGTAATTTGATTGAGTTGTGTTGGACTTAATTGTCCAATTAATGCTTTCATGCGATCTGTTTCTGCCTTAAACGCATTAATCACGTCTTGACGTTCATTCTCGTAACGCAATGCTAAATGGTTCAATGCATCTACGTCAGCACGTTGTTTCTCAATAGCAATATATTGTTGCTTCTCATTCAATTGCTCTGTTAATTGCTGAATAACTAATTGTTGTTGTTGTAACTGTTGCATCATGGCATTTTCTTGTTCAGATGGCCCAGTTCCTAAGATGTTAGGAGGTATCCAGTTACGCATACGTTCTTGCAACTTGTCAGCACCAGGAAAGTCTGCACTTCCCATATATAAATCACCAATAACTTGCGACAAAGCTGGTTGAGCAGTTAATAGCTTAGTCATCGCATCAAACGCTTCTTCACGCTTCGTATCGTAACTTGGGCCACATTCTGCTACTACGTCATACTTACCAACATTCGGATTGAAAATAGTCTTAACCTTAGCTTCTTCTTCAATCTCATTCTGCAAGATAGCTTCTTTAGCTTGTGGATCGACCATAATCTGATCTTCAGAACCATCTTCACCTAAGATTCTAACAATACGTTTCGTGTCATATATTTTAGGAATTAAGTCAATAATAATCTTACCTACAAACTGAATAGTATTTGCTTGTGCGTCTTGAAAATGGAATGTTGCACGATTACCTTGATTAACACGCTTATCAATCGAAACACCTGACAACTCTTGGCTTTGTTCACCAAATGTCTGTTCGTATTGACCAGATGTCATCATCATTTCCATGTTGGCAGCTTGCATACCTTCCATATAAACAGGAGCACCCATTGGAGCTGGTGCTTTTTGTGGAGCTGGTACTGGATTGCCTTGTTCATCCATATGGTTATATGGCAAATAAGCATGATTCTCTACGTTAGCAGTTGCCCAATAGTTTTCTAATCCTTCGATAGCTTCTACAGGTGCAACATACGGACTCTTAGACTGTAACGCACCATATTCAAGTGCAGCACTCGCATTGTAGTTATAAGCACGTTGAGCATCTTTCATATAACGAACAATACCTTTACGGTCTAGTCTTTGCTCGATGATGACTTCTTCACCAACTTGTCTAGCAATAGGAATGTAACTGCCAGGCCATATTCCTTTCTCCAAGACTTCTTGTCCACCAATTAAATACTTTCGGATAACGTGTTTGTCAATTCTACGTCTGTCAATACCTTCGCCACCTTGACGAATAATCTCATTAAAGAGTTTGCGTTCTTCAACAGTAATGTCGGATTCACGCATGAACCTTGTCGATCCATCGTCATTGGTAATGGAATATAGCCATTCTTTACGAGTTTCTTTTTCAAAATATGTTGCTAGTCTTACAACGTCTTTAGTAATCCACATCTGATTGCCACTTGGACTAGTAGCAGGTAGTCTGACATTTGGATACTTTTTCTCAAAATCTCGTCTTGGCATATCTTCATAGATAAATGCAAACCTAGCATCTGAACCATCACGCTTCTTAATATGAGGATCGAGATAAACCGACATAGCGTCTGGTATCTCTTTAATATATATTTCTTGATCAAATGTAGAATCGTCTGCGTATTTAGTAATGACTTGAACGTATCCAATACCACCACCAACTTGTTGCTCAGTCGCTATATCATATGCAACTTTAGCATTTGACTTGTATTCAATATGTCGGATTAATCCTTCATAGATTTGTGCAGCTTCGTAACTTGCTTCGCCATTGGTAGGATGAACTTGAATACTCGGCTTGTTCTCCTTCATCTGATTAACAATCATTAACCAATGTGTATGTACCTTGTTAATGGTAATCATTGGTTGCGTAGCCATATGCCTTCTAGCTTTTACACTTGGCTCCCATTGATCCTGATTGTCCGAGTCAGCAAATAGAAAACGCATATCCTCTCTAAAGCGTTGACGAGTTGTTTGTTCCCAGTCTAAACAAGCCTTAAAGTTTTCGTGAGCTCGTTCGATAATGTCTTTTTCTCTATCTGCCATATTCTCTCCTACATCCAAGTACCACCATAATTACCATTTCT